GCTCAAGCAGCAGCTCGCCGAACGCACCGATCGCGCGCCTCCACATTTCGAAGCCATGAAAGCGAGTCGCGGTCGGGCGAGGCTCATTGGCGGTCACAGCAATCCAGGATGTCATGGTGTAGTGTCCCTATCAGCCTTTCGGCAATTTAGGCCGTCTCGACATCTTGGCACTCTACATGCGTCAGATCAAGAGCGCCTTGGCGACCTGAGATGTAGGAGCCGTCGCGATACCAGCCAGCAGACGTCCAGATTCCGCTGTCCTCGAGGATGACCCCGACGATGTGCTCACAACCTGGAGTCGGATCGTCAACAATGGCGAGGATCAGAGCTCGCGTACCGGTGAGCGCCGAACCCCTTACGTAGTACCAGCGACCAATCTTCCATCCGCCTGACTCGCCGATGGTCTGAAACTTGACGCTTTGCATGTGCTTGCTCCCATTCATATGAAGCATACTATACACATCTGCTGGTCAGAGGTCAACCTGTAAAATCAAGGAGTTACAGTTGCGTTAAGGGTTCATTCAGGTTGACCGGCACGACCATGGCCGTCGACAGGGACAAACGAGCGTCGGCTCATGCACAGGCGGATCTCTTCGAAGGAGAACGGCCGCATGTCGTAGCGACCTGTGACGTGCTTCGAGTCGATGCCGACGTCGACGATCTTGTTGCCGAGCCGCTCGACATAGGATCCGTGGCAGTGCCCGTGGAGATGGATCGATCCATAATGCATCTTGTTCCAGACGGCCATCGGGAAGTGATGCAGGACGACGAAGTGATCGTCGATCCGTAGCTCATGGTAGTCCTTCGTCCACACAAAGTGTCTTGCGAGCCGACCCCTGTGCTTCTTGAGCACCTGGTCGTGGTTGCCGTAGATCAGGTGGTGGCGGCCGTTCAGCCGACTCAACAGCGCGTCGACGAGGTCCGGATTTGACTGGAACACAAAGTCGCCGAGGTTGTACACGTCATCGTCAGGCCCGACGGTCTCGTTCCAGCGCCTGATCAGCGATTCGTTCATCTCGTCGACGGTCGATCCGAGCTCCTTTCGGTTCGGCTGGAACTTATGGAGGATCGCACTATGCCCAAAATGCAGCTACAGGTCCGAGGTGAAAAACACCCCGGACCGCCCTCCTTTATCGTGCGTTGCGTGCATGGTCAGATGCTGTCCTTGTTGGAAGGCACACGGAGCGGCGAATTTCGCAGTCGCCATTCGACCCACGCCGATCGGGCATGCCTGATGATGTCAATGTGACGGAACAATGAGGTCCACTTGCGCTCGTTTGCCAGCCACAACTGAGTGCTTTCGAAAGTGCCCATATAGTCAGCATGTAGCGATCGATTGACTGCACCGCCGTGAGCCCATAGCACCACGAGGTGCCTCTCCACCCGATCGATAGCTTCGTCTTCAGCGCGTACGGCGCGGTCGATGGCCTCTTGCCACGAACGCCACCCGCCGATCACCTCGACAACGAGAGTCCACACGACAGCGACCACGACTGGTCCGAACAGGATAACACCAGCCGCCTGATTGAAGGACAAGGTCCCTGTGAACCAGAGTGCGAATGCGATCAGGTTGCTGATGCAGAGACTGACGATCAGTCGCGGGTACTTGTCGGTCGGGTTGAGCAGGTGATGGAACAGGATGTGTCCGACCAGCACGTTGCGGGCAGCGACCCATCGCGGGACGTTTGGCATGTTCACAGATGTACGCTTCCTTCGAGACGGCGTCTCATTTTGATGAGGGTGGATTCGGGCACGCTGTGCACGCTTGTGTTGCCGTGTCGATTCTCGACTACGATGCTCGTGAACAGCATGTTGCGATCTCGGCATGCCTGCATGTACGGCTCCAGCTCTTTGTTAGAGGTGAAGGTGTTGTGCACGACAACATTCCAGCCCTCGTCGAGGAGGCGACACGTCTCGTCGAGGCACCAGGCATGTGCAGTGCTCAGCTTTGTCGGATCGAAGCATCCGTTGTTGTAGAGGTCGAACCAATCGTCGGCCGCGCGGACCGCCGTGTTGGGCATGAGCTGCAACGTGCGGGCGAGCGTGGTCTTGCCGGAGCCGGGCAATCCTCGTACCAGATAGAGGTGCGGGTGCGGAGGCGGAATGAGATGCGGGCGCATTTGCTTAGGGTCTCGTGGAAGAGTTGGTGATGTCAACCGAGCGCGTCCAACACGATCCGGCGATCTTGTTCTTCGAGAGACACGAACTGCTCGAACGACATGACGTCTCTCAGCTTGTCGAAGACCGGCCAGAATTCTTCGTCTGTGAACGCAAGCCGAGCTTTGCTGGGATTGTCCCAGATTGCACGTAGCTTAGGGCCCCCGACGCGCATCAAGAACTTGCGGGTCTTGTATGCTCTCGTCTTCAACTTCGCGACGAACTGGCGAGTGTCGTCATCGAACAGCATGAACCCCTCGATGTTGTCGAGCTGTCCGGCCAATTCGATAGCTCTGCGGCCCGACATCTTTGCGACCAGCAGCTCCCCTATGTTCGGAACAATGTCGCCGCGGGCATGTCTGTCGCTGCTCGGAGAGATGAGCCGCGAGCCGAGATAGTGGGCGCCGAGTTTCTCAGGCATGACGTGTGGGTCGTCTTGATGCACAATTTCGTACAGCCACGTTTCGTCTTCGAAGGGGAAGTGCTTGCGGCCCACAGCATCCGCCTCCAGCATCTCGCGGGCCATCTTAACGTATGGTGAATCAAACGATCCAGTCGTCGTGATGAGGGCTTCGCCCGTCAGCGGGTTGCGCGAAACGGACGCCATGAAGCCGTTGATCTTGCGAATCACAGTGTAGTGTCTGTCGGGATCGATCTTGACGTCCGTCTCGCCGTCGTTGAACACCTTACGAAACGGAAGCACGGCGATCTCGGTCTTGCCTGTCTTCACGGGATTGGTGAACACGATGCCGCGAGCCTCGAGCAGGGCAGGCGACAGATCCCACGACCCCTTGTAGAAGACGTCGCGAGTGTACTTGAACATGATCAGCGTCTGGTCATGGTTGAACCGGATGTGCACAAGACGAAGCTGCACCAGTCGGAGCAGCTCGCTGTACAGCGCTTTCGGGTCTTCGAGAAGGTTGGTCATTTGCGGCCGATCCACGTGGCTTGCTCTGGAGATGCGATTAGCGTATACGCGCCCTTATTGTACGCCGGAGCGACGCATTTCTTCTGGCGCTCGATTTGAAGTTGTGCTGCAGCCTCGCGATCAGCCATCTCGCCCTCATATTGCACCGATGAGGGCGCGTTCACCGGGCCAATTCGATCGACGCCGAGTGAACTGATGTGGCTGTGAGAAGGAGCTCGGAAGGGCTCAGGTCCGGCCGGCTTCTTCTCGACGAATGGTCGGGGCGACCTTTTCGTCGATGGGCCTTTACTCTTCTTCAACTTGCGAAAGGAGCTTCTGACATAGACGAGCATCGTCTGTTTCCTATCCGAGGAGCCAGTGGTCGTTGGTTTTCGTCGCCTCTTTGAGGGGAGGCCGGTGACCTTCGACGAATGCCATGTTCGTTGCGGTCTCACGAACCTCGACGCGATAGCACCACAGACGATCAGCTTCGCCTGGGCCCCACATGTCGGGGATGAACACAGTATTGATGTACTCGTAGATCAGCTCGGCAATGCTCTCGCATCCGAGGCGAGGTAGGACGTTCACCTTGGCGAGACCTTTCTTGCCGAGCTCGAGAAGCACGGGAAGCTCAGGGTCGTCCTCTGCGACAAGTAGGACATGGTCGAACTGATCCTCAAGTCGCTCTCTCAGCTCACCCATGCCACCGTAATCGGCGGCCCAGTGTCGGACGTCGAGGCGGTTGGTGCCGAAGTGCAGCTTTACGGACAGTGCATATCCGTGGATCAGATTGCAGTGACTGTCAGCACGCCATTGACGATACGCGACAGGAAAAGCGTCGATGAATTCCTTCGTCGAGGTGTACTTGTACATCATAGATGGCCTCATTACTCGACAAAGCGTGACAGATCGGGCGGGCGATACGAACTCGGCTTGAGCACCTTTGAAGTGATCTGACAGCGCATCACACTGCCGTCCGGAGCGATCTTGGTCATGTTGGAATCGTGCACCTCTTTGAAGCATCCGTTCGCGTCGATGCCGAACGCAACTGCAGCGCCGTAGACGACGTACAGCAAATCGGTGATGGCGTCGGCGACTCCGATCATGTCGACCTCGTCGATCGCTCCTTCGAGCTCATTGAGCTCTTCGCGAATCAGCTCGACGCGCAAGCTCGCAACCTTCTCTGTCGGCCACGTCGGCCGCTGAGGCACATCCTGGCCCATCGTCTGCATGAACTGCCGGACGAGATCGAAGTTCGTTGGTCGATCATTCGCATTCGACATCGTACTCTCCCTTCTCGACGTGCGGCAGGATGTGGTCGTTCGGGCGGATCAACACGTCGGCCACACAGTAACCTTCGGTCGCGTTGAAGCTGCGATCGCACTCATACAGCATCTCGGCAAGGTCAAGACGAGTCAGTCCTCCGGAGCCAGGAATGTCCTGGCCGGCACCGGTGATCAGCATGAAGCCGGCGGTCAGTCCGATGCCGGCGCATACGGAGAGGAAAATGGTCGGAAGGCGCGATTTCATCAAATGGCTCCTGTGAGTGAAGGGTGATGCATCAGCCGATCGTCCTCAGATCGACGGTCGCTGATAAAAGTGAGAGCGGTCAAACCAACCTCCAAATCCAAATAAGAGTTGAATTTCAGCGGCTCGGGCTAACATATGCTAACGGGTACGTATTCGCCACCCACAACAGCTGGTGCAATGCCCGCATGAAAGACTCATACGTGCCCCATCCATTCGAAGGAGCAAGCTGCTTCAACTTCTCTGCATGCTCGACCATCCGATCGATGCCGGCCAGGAGAGCCGGCCGAAGGTCACGAAGCTGCCGCGATGCCAGTTCATCTGGCCGCCAGACGACTTCATACAGGCCGGCAGCCTTGGCCATCGGCACGAGGTTGTGCGTGATGTTGATGGTGTCGATGTCCAGCGGATACGCGTCGTCGACGTCTGCGTAGAAATAGAGGGTCAGACTCATGCTGGCTGTTCCTTCGAGGAGAGCTTTCTCAGATTGGATTCGGTCTTCTTGAGATCGGCCGCTTTGCGATGTCGCTGCAGACGCTTGATCGTTTGTTGGAGAGACGCAATCGCTCGAGCGTACGCGTCGTCGACGGCAATTGCTTGGGCAATGCCTTCGTCGAGCAACTGGGGTGTGGGCACGTTCATCGTCCGAACGCGCGAAGCTGTCCACATCAACGACGCCGTCGATGTGCTGAGCTCAGTCTGAAGCTGGTCGAGTTGTACCTGAAGTCGACTGAGCGTTCCGGTCAAAGTGGTCATGCTGTAGTGTTCCTTTCAACGTGTGCACATCTTACACAGAAAGGTTGGTCAGGTCAACGTCCGCATCAATCCGGCGTCAACAGCCTGAGCTTGACAGCCTCATCATGTAACTTGGCCTTGAGGATGGGCGATCTGCGAATCAACGACTGCACGGTTTCCATCTCGAGACCAGAAGCCTCGGCCGCTGACATGATGGCTTCTATGACGTTCAAGCCACGCTCAACATGATCGTTGACGGCGGCCGAAAATGTGCTGGGAGTGATTAGAGTAGCAGGCGCATTCATCCGCGTGTTCTCCTTGGATCAGCCTTTGCGAAGAACAGGTGTCCGTCAATGGTCGCAGTGGGTCTCAGTCTCTCGGCCCACCCAGGACTCACGGTCGTGTTGTGGAAGTGTGTGGCGCCGTCAACAAGGTCCGGCAATGTGTTGCTGTGCTTGAAGTTGAGCATCACAAACTGGGCGAGGTCGAGCGATCGAGCGTATGCTGTCCGATCGTGGATGAAGTGTGGCTCGCAAGCCCACGAGAACTGACAGACGAGACCTCCTGCACCCTGATACACCACGCCGCATACGGTGCTGGGATACGCCGAATGCCGAACTCGGTTGACAACGACCTGGGCCACGGCGATCTGGTTGGCCACGCTCTCGCCTCTCGCCTCGAAGTAGATGGCGTCAGCAAGACATCGCACCTCGTTTAGTGGTGTCGGGGCGGACCGGATTCCCGTCGCGATGTTAGGAGCTGGGAGAGGAATTTCTGCGACGTGGGCAAGAGCTGGTCCTGCGGTCGGGTGTTGCGGTGAGCCGCCTTTCAGGTAGAAGTTTGTGATGGCCGAGGCGAGCGCGAATACTACCAGCGCCAATGCAATCGCCAAGAGCGTCAACGAAAGAGTGCGGAAGTGTCTGTTCATCGAACGTGGTCCTCATAGACACGAAAGGCCTCCTCAGGAGGCCTTTCGAAGTGGTCGTTCCTATGTGGGAAATCTCACCGGACTGTCGGGTTGGTCCCGAACAGGGCGGCCGCCTGGTAGGCAAAAGCGATCATCGATCGCTTCGGGGTGCCGAGTCGATACGACACGCGGCCGCGCGAGTCGCGATTGGTGTAGATGCAATTGCCTTCGTTGCGGAGGCGATTGATCACCGCACGGTATCCGGGGATGCGGAACTGATTGCGGAGTTGATTGCTGGTCAGGCTGCGTCCAGCCTGAAGCGACTGGAGAACGATCTCGTTCTGGGTACGGTTGCTCATTGTGTATCCTCATGTTGGGATGGGAGCCCGACGTGATCACGTCAGGAGTCGACATCGTCCGACAGCGACGATGGTGGATCAACGGCCCGTCTTGTTCCTGAACAGGTCGCGTCGAATCTTGAGTTGTTCGAGAAAGGCCGCCGTGCGAAACCGGAACTCTTGGGCGGTCGCCGATCCCTCGACAGCAATCCAAATGCGTCCTTCGGGAATCAACACGCCTGTCATGTCATAGTGCATCGCCGCGTACGCGGCGATCTGGATGAAGTAGTCTCCAATCCACTCTTTGCGTTTTGGCTTGCGGGAGTTCTTGAAGTCGACGATGGTGGCGACGCCGTGACAGCTAGCAATACAGTCGACCCTGCCGGCGATCTGCAGTCTGTCCGAATACATCGGGACCTCTGTTCCCCACAGCTCGGTGACATGCGCATCGACGAGAGGCTTGATTGCACTCCACATCTTGACAGCGTCCGCTCCGACGCCATGACCTTCATTGTCGAAGAAGGACTGGTTGCCGATCATGTAGTTCTCGGCAATCGCGTGTAGCTGAGTGCCACGACGCGTCGAATTGGCCACCACGCGGTCAGCCTCCGCATTGCCGACTCGAGATCTCCAGGATTCGAGAGCAGCAGCATCGCCGTCAGACTTCGTCTCTGACAAGATCGTCGTGATCGACGGATAGACGTTGCCGGCCGGCGTGATGTAGTGCCGGCGATCGTCGATGGTGACCGTCTCGAGGTCGCTGGGATAGTCCGGGCGCCGACGGAACGGAATCGGAGGAGATGCGACGACGATCGAATCACCCGACATGGCGAGGCCTGCAAACTGACGTGCCATCCTCGTACCGAATTCGAGTCCAGTTCAGGTCTGCGTCGACGATAGGAGTGTGATGAGGTAGGCGCACAAAACGCGTCGCGAACACTCGAAGTTGAATCCCACCGGATGGTCCACGAGCCAGGCTGTTGGCAATGCATCTGACAGCGGGAAGCACGTCGTCGTCCTCTGACATCTCAACGGCTATCAGCCCACGTGAACGGAGTGTCCTGATTGTAGGATCGGCAGGTACGGCGCCAGTCCCGCCATGACGGATCCACCGAATGGATCCAGGTCGACACTTTCTGCTCGATTCGGAGAGGATGTGGGCCTTCAGAACCGCCAGCAGGCCTGTATAGGGGTCCTTGTATAGGACCCCATTGACGCTGATCAGCGTGTGCATAGTCAAACCCACAGTGAACGGAAGTATTTGGCGAACATCTCAAGGCCCTCTTGGATGAGAGCGTTGCGTTCGCGGTCGGGCCCGACCACGCCCATCTCGACGTCGTCGAGCTCGACGACGATCTCGAACGCACGCTGCATTTTGGCGAGCACATCGTCCCACTGTTCGTAGGTCTCGAGGTCGCTCGGGTGGCTGCGGACCACTTGCGAGTCGCGTCGAAGCCGCGCGATAGCAGGTGCAATCACCTTGGCGAGAGTGTAGTCGAGCGACCACGTGTCGTAGCTATGAACTCGAACGACCTCTTGGCGGGGGCGACGGCGGTGGTCCTTGTAGGGACCCATACGAACGAACATAGGAAACTTCTCTGTGCAGGCATTGAGAGTTGCAATGTAGCACCAACATCACGACGGGATCAACGGCCTGACCAATCCACGATCCTCGAGGTCGAGGCGAGCAACGATGTACGACCGCACGAACGCTGACCTCACAATGTCTGCCACGCCAAACTCAATGACCTCGAATTGGTCTTGCATTGCCGAGGCGATCTTGAAGAAGTCTGTCACTCCCGACCTCTCCTTTTTGAGGTCGCACTGACGAATGTCGCCGCAGACGATCAGCTTGCACCCATCGCCGAGGCGAGTCACAACAGTGTTGAGCTCTGCGTCCGTCATGTTTTGGACCTCGTCGACGATTACGACAGCGTTCCTCATGGTCGTGCCACGAACAAAAGAGGTCGACAGAAACTCGATGTGACCTGTCTTGGTCAGCACGTCGTACGCATCGCCTCTGCCAAACAGCTCCGAGCAGATCTGACGATACGGCGATTCGTAGATGGCCATTTTCTCCTGGATGGACCCAGGCAAGAACCCTACGTCTCTCGTAGGGACTGTGCTGCGGACAATCGCTACCCGTTCGAACGGAGTCCCTTGCTGCTCTAGCACGTCGCGGAGGCCGAGGTACATGGCCAGGAAGCTCTTGCCCGTGCCGGGCGATCCATGGAGTAGCAGATGAGCGTTTGGATATGCCTCGAACGCCTGGCGTTGCGTCTCGGTGCGAGGGCGAACCTGGCAGAGGTTCAGGCCTGTGTTGCTCTGTTTGCGCCTACCAAGCGAAGACTTCTTGCCCGATCGTTTGAGTTCGCGGTTGCTAGTGGCGTGCGAGGAGACATCTTCATGGTCTAGACGAGCTCGGGTTGGTGACATCCAAAGAGAGCCTTCTTAGAGAGAACGAATGGCAGATCACACCTCACTGCCGCGTCTTGATGGTATTGCTCCTGCCAGATCCTGCTTTCACGCGGGACAGCACTTCGTTAAATCCATGGTCAATTTTGCGAATGCCCAGCGCCACCGGGTTTCCGCAGGCAATCGGAGTGCTGTAGTGAGGCTGAATGTGTGGATTGGATGCGATGTATTCGTCGCGGCTCGAGATGCTCATGTTGAGCTCGAACACCTCGCCGGTCGTTGTGTCTTTGAACTCGTAGAGAGGCATATGTGTGATCAGACCGCAGGAGCTGATGGTGGGTCCATATCATCAGGCGGCCACTGGCGACGAGGCGCTTTCTTAGACGAAGCCGGCTTGGCCTTCTTGGCCCTTTTCTTGGATGGGAGCGGATACGCCCTGCCCGAATGGATGACGCCATCGTCGTCAATGACGATCACTCCAGCTTCAGCCATGTTCTCGACCAGATCTTGTTGTCCGCGGCCGCGGCCATAGATGTAGCAATAGTATCCCCATACGGCCAAGATGACCAGAGCGACGAAAAGCAGCAGTGCGAATTCTGCGGTCATGGGAGATGAATGTCCGATAGGTCTACGGGGTTGTATGGGTACGCATCGTCGACAAGAGCGTCGAGGTTCTTCGAGCGAAGAGCGTTGTCAAAGTTTCGCTGGGCCCTCTTGTCCGTCGCCAAGGCACGCTTGACTTTGGATGCGACGTGGGACGAGGTGTCGGTACGTTGGTCGTTTCGTGACCGCTGTGGCAGAGTCATGTTTAGGCTGTCTTGGTAGGATACGCCGCCATTATTGCACGATCGGGCCACGCTGCGGCGACGTGATGTCCCGTGATTCGCTTGAACGGAGACTTGCGCTCTTTGGCTGCTGCAACCAATGCAGCGTCGCCTTCGTCGAGGGTCTCGAGCAGTCGAACAAATGCCATCTCGCGGTGAATGCTGGCAAGCTGCTCCGGTCCGCTGCGCTTCCAGAGGAGCGGAATCTTGCGACACTCCCGATGGATAGCCGAAGGGGCGTCGAACGTCGATGGCTTGAACGGAGGCAGGCCTTCAGGAAGGTCCCACATGATGTCTGGATGGAACATTCCCATCAAGACAATCTTGCCGGCCGGTGGTAGGCGGCGAAGCAGGAAGGAGATCGATTCGTCGCTGATCTGCAGGTTGTCTATGTCGAACAACATAGCCGACAACGAACGGTGCACACCAATGTCGATGGGACGATTTTGGTACGAGGACGGTGTAGCAAATGTCATTCAGAATTCGCCTAGGTGTTCGGTGAGCAAGGAGAGACGATGTTGTATGAAGAAGGACAGCAGTCTGCGCCGGCGACGTGTACACTCGGCGGAATCGAGCGTATTTAGCTGGGTGTTGTAGCTATCGACGATCTGAATGTCGACTTCGGGGCACTGATTGCCGATCAGGTCAATGAGCCTTTCGTTGCGGTCATAGAACGGCGCGTGGCGTACGAGCTCCTCGTGGTCTGTCTCGAGCAGCAGCTGACGCTTCAAGTTCGCACGGAGGGTGACTTGTCGCTTATCGGGATTCACGAAGACGTCGTCGGGCGACAGAGCGTTTGGAATTCCATCGCCAGCATCGCCCTCGAGAATGTGGCGCTGGCGATACTGCCAGCCGTCTTCCTCAGGAGGAAGGCGAAACATCTCGCCTATCGCGGGTCGGAATTGGTCGACGAAAGGGTGAGCCTGGAGCTGTAGAAAGTCGCCATCGCCCGACACGATCAGGACACGGCGTCCGTGCAGCGAGCGGATGGGTCCGAAATCGCAGTCAGATTGCGTCGCGGCGTGACGTCGAACCAGAGAAGCGATGACGTCGTCGCCTTCGGCCCCCTCGACCTTGATCACAGGATATGGGAAGTTTCCCGAAAGCTCGGCAAGGACGGTGTCCATCCATCCGTGGACGATCTTCCAGTCGACGGCTGATGCCTCGCGATGCTTTTTCCGTCCTTGCTTGTAGAATGGAAACACGTCTCTCCTCCATGACCGCGGATGGTCGCAGGCAATCACCAGATCGCCGTATTGATCCATGCGCTTCCGATAGAAGCGGAGAGCGTTCAACACCATGTGGCGGAAGAAGTCAATGCCGACCTGGTCGATCGGCTTGCCCATTCGAGCAGCGTACCCATGAAGGCTTGAGATGGCCGTGTGACTGAAATCTACGAGGATCATTGGTCTGCGCTCATGTTTTGCCACGCCCTTACGATGGCGCAGCACAATCCGAACAACGCTACCAACACCACCCATCCCCAGAACGTCGTCAGCAGTCCTACTAGCGTGGCGACGGTGCCGTGTGAGCTCGCATGCACAGCTATACCCACAAGGACGGTAATGATGACCACGGCAAGGCGGACTACTCGGTTGATGGCTCTCTCGTCAGCAAGGCAGCAATCGCAAATCCATACGGTCTCTGTCTTGTACAGATTGCGAGGCGAACTGATCGAGCGGCGGCCGCCCGAGCCGTCGGTTCTCTGACTGACACCCCATCCCCACCCGACAGCTCCCGATTTGCGGGTCGTCTGACGAGGACTGGCTTCGGTCTTCGGAATGATGGCATGACAAACGTTACATTCGCATGTCGCAATGCGTCTCTTGGTGCTCATTAGCTGAAACTGTCCGTGTGGTTGCAGGAATACACAGGCACAAACAAGGGACCGCCGTAGTGGGGAAGGATCTCGAGTTGGCCTCTGTCGAATCCGTCTTCCACCAGTCGAGTCAGCTCACGGATTGCATCGCTGCGATTGTGGATCTTGCGCCCTTCGCCGTCGTGAAAGAGATCCATCGTGCGTCGGTTGCCGAGGCGAACAGTAATGCTGTAGCAGTCAGGCGTAGCCATGATGTAGTTCCTCTTCGTGGTTAGACGGTGTGGGTCGACACGATGACCGTCGACGACGTGATTTTGGAGCTGGCCCTGTTGGGCTTCGTCTTCAATACGCTCTCGACGATACGCACGACCTCTTCGAAGGACGCTTTTGCGAGCTGCGGAACGTAGCGCGACGCTTGCTTCACTCTGCGAGAGATGCTCAGCGACTCATCGACACCGACGATCGACTGCCCCTTGATGGTCAGGGTCTGGCCGGATGTGGCGCGGAGCAGGTGGATCGTGTTCGTCTTGGCATTGAACAACACTGCGGCAGTCGATCCAAACACACGCTGCGGGTTGAGCGAGCGTACGCGGGTCGTAACACATTCACTCAGATACGTGAGTGCGCCGACAGCGGTCGCCATGTTGCGAGTCTCGCGGAGCGATGGCGTAGCGGCACGTTGGCCTGTGCGAGCCTTGCGTGCTCGCTTTGCGTTGCCATGTAGAGTGTCGACGTCCGTCTGGACGAGATTGAGGTACTTCTGGATCGCACGGAACCTGCGCTTGAACCTCAAGTTGTAGTACACAGCGACGTCCGGAGTATCCAGCGACTCATGCTTTTCGATGGCATCTTCGACCCACGATGACACGGCAGCCAACTGTTGGGGAGACAGGTTCTGTTCAGAAAGAAAGGCGTACGGCGAGATCAACGCCGGCTTGTCGCTGGCTACGACAAGATCGACCTGACCGTCCAGAAAGCCGATGACGTCGCGGAGGTGTGAGACGTGTCGAGGAACTAACCGGGCCCGGCGCTTGCTGGCTACGACCTCTGACCATCCGTCGACAGCCTGCTCGAGTTGGCGGCGCAGATGGGCAATCGCAGCGGTAGGCAGGGAGCCTACAACGCCAAGACGGCATAGCGCATAGTCGGTAGGAGTCAGCAAGGACTCGCTGCGGCGTGCGTGCGCAATCTGTGCAGGCGTATAGCCAACAGTCGCCATGTACTGGGACACGAACGTCTCGAGATCTTTGAGATCGAGTTCCTGTGCAGCCCAATTCAGAGCTCGAACGATGTCCAGCTTCGTCGATCCCTCGCTCAGCGTAGGGCCCAAGGTACGCATAACATTCCGGACTGACCGAGACGTAGTCACAGAGTTGATCTCCTCATTTCGTTGGCACACTATAACACCAACGAGTTGGTGAAATCAACGGGCAGAGGGACGCGACGAATGGATTGCGCGCATGAACTCTTCGTACGAGACCAGGGCGCGATTCACACCGTCTTGAGCGTAGAAGCTTCGGCCGTTGGCCAACGGCATCGCTGCCCACTCCTTGGCGACGTTGATTGCGAACTGCTCTGCGGACAGCGTTCCGGCGACAAAGCGATCATAGCCGCGGCCTCGAAGCAACTCGAGGGCCATGCGGTCTTGCATCGGAGGATCAAAGATTGCAGCGTTTGGATCAAGTCGCATGTTGGTGATCAGCGACCGAAGCGTCTTCCTGA